GGAGGCGACGGCAAGCTCCTGATCCTCGGCACCACCGCAGGCTCCAACGAGACGCTGACAGCTAACGCTATTCTGGCCGAGGACGTAACCGTCGGCACCGCAGCGGACGCCGTGGCGATCGCATACCGCACCGGGCATTTCAACGGCAACGCGCTGACCGTCGCCACCGGCTACACTATCACCGCAGCAGACAAGGAAGCTCTCCGCACCGCGGGGATCCTGCTCTCTGACGCGGTGGAGATTTAAGGAAGGAGGACAGGGCAATGGCTCTCAATTTTTTTGACACTCACACGCTGCTTGCCTCTGTGCAGCAGCTTGAACCGCTTCACACCTTCCTGCTCGATCGCTATTTCCCCACAAACTCGGCGACGGACGTTTTCGCCACCGACGACGTGCTCGTGGAATACAAGAAGGGCAGCAAGAAGGCCGCGCCGTTTGTGGCGCCTCGTAAGGGCGGTATCACCATTCTGCGCGACGGCTACACCGTGAAGCGCTTCACCCCCTCGTATATCGCGCCCAAACGCACGCTGACGATCGACGACCTCAACAAGAGGGGCTTCGGCGAGGCTCTGTACTCGCAGCTCACCCCTCAGCAGAGACAGGGCGTGCTCATGCTCCGCGATCTTGACGAGCTCCGCACGATGAACGAGCGCCGCAAGGAAGCAATGGCTGCCGAGGTCATTTTCACGAACGGCTGCGTCATGGACGAATATGTGGACGACCTGCACAACTTCGAGGAAAAAGAGGTGCGCTTTTACGACGGGGCACAGAACCCGGCCGTCTACACCCCCTCGGCATACTGGAGCACGACAGAGGCAAGCGGAAAGCAGATCCTCAACGACGTGGCAGCCATGATCTCCATGCTGACAAAGCGCGGGCTCCCTGCCACCGAGGTGCTGGTGGCTCCCGACGTCGCAGACGTGATCCTCGCAAACGAGTGGATCCTCAAACTGCTTGACAACAGGCACTACGAGATCGGCGGCGTGGATCCTGCCGTTCTGCCGTCTGGTGCGTCGAAGATCTGCCGCCTCAATATCAAGGGCCGCATGATCGACTTCCTCAGCTACGAGGACACATACACCGAGATCGACGGCACGGTCAAGCCCTTCATTCCGCAGGGCATGATCGCCGTGTGCGCTCCCGCAGCAGGCCGCACCATTTACGGCGCAGTCACTCAGCTGGAGCAGGCAGACGGGGAGTTTCACACCTATGCCGGCGTGAATGTGCCGAAGTACCTCAGCGACGCGAGAAGCAACGTCCGCGAGCTGATCCTCACGTCCGCGCCTCTCTGTATGCCTAACAACGAAAACCCGTTTATCACGGCTCGCGTGCTCCAGAGCACCTAACGCGCAGCAGAAAGGAGCAGGCTATGGCAAAAATTAAAGTGATCCGCGGCGGCTGCGGTATCGCATACAAGGACGAGCACGGAGCTGATCGCCACGCTCTGAGGACGGCCGAGGACGGCCCCTTCGAGTGCGACGAGCAGCAGGCCTCGCGCCTCGTTTCCCTCGGCGTCGCCGAGTATGCAGACGAACAGCAGGCGGCGGCCCCTGCAACAGCAGAGGCAACACCGGAGGACGAGGAACCGATCACCGGCACGCTGGATCCGGATCAGCTCAAAGACATGAGCCTCAATCAGCTGAAAGAACTCGCGGCAGATATGGGGGCAGACGTCAAGGGCTGCAAGTCGAAAGGCGACTACATCAACGCGATCACAGCGCTGGAGGTAGAAGCGGGCGACGAGGACGACGACCTGCCGGATCTCGGCGCTGCTGATCCGGAATAAGGAGGGCAGCAGCATGATCAAAATTATCAAGGGCAGCTACGGGCTGAAAGTTGACGGCGTAGTCACGGCAATGAGGCCGGGCTCGGATCCGTTTTCGCTCTCAGAGGCTCGCGAGGCTGAGCTGGTAGCTCTCGGCGTGGCCGAAAAGGTGGAAACAGCCGAGAGCGACTACGCAGGCAAGACAATGGCAGAACTTCGCACGGAGGCGGCAAAGCGCGGCGTAGACGTTAAGCAGGCCAAGAGCAAGCGCGAAGTGATCACCGCGCTGGAGTCCGGCACCACAAAGCAGGACGGCGGCGAAAGCGGCGAGGGCACCGAGTAAACGGTGAGCTTCAAAGACCAGATCCGGAAGGATCTCGCGAGCGTTTTCTTGAACCTCGACGAATTTGCAGAGCTTCACAGAATTGAAGGCAAACAGGTGGCCGTCGTTATCGACGACGACGAGCTGCGAGAGCTCAAAAAGGGGCAGATCCTCGACATGACGGAGGCTGATATGCTGATTTTAGCAAAGGCCGACGACCTGCCGCGGGATCTGGATCCGGGCCGTCTGCTGAATGTGGACGGCCGCGAAATGCTCGTGGTTAAAGCTGGAGAGGACATGGGGCTCGCGGAAGTCGCTCTACGCCAGAACCGCAGCGGATAAGGGGGCGCACTATGCTGGTATCACAGATCGACAGCGTGGTGCAATGGCTCGCCTCAAACGTGTGCAGCAAGATCACGCTCAAATTGCCGGACGACTATCAGAACGACGCAGACTATCCCGTCGAAATGGTGCACCCTGCGGCTTTTCCGCTCTATGTGCCGGGCAAGGATAGACTGCCGCCGAAGGTGCCGGCGCCTATCCCCTCTATCTGCGTACAGCTTATGGAGGGAAACGACGATCTCACCAAAAGCCGCCGATCGCTCCAGATCCGGCTCTGCCTCTCGTGCTGGAACCCCGGAGAACACGGGGACGCAACATTCCAAGCGCGAGAGAACCCGGCGGCGCTGGGCGGGTATTCTTATTACCTGCTGAGCGACAAAAGCGAGCAGAGCTACACCCGGAACATGGACGGCTGGAAGGACTCGCTCACCTTCGCGGATCTCGTGCTCAGCGAGCTGGAGAACGCGGAGTACATCGCCGGGCTGAGACTCGTCAAAGAGGACGGGATCAAATTCGGGCTTTTTACAGAGGACGGGAACATCTGGGACTACTACCCGTACTGGCATAACTGGATCAGCTTCACGCTGGAGGCCGGGATCACGCCGAAAAGTCCGAAGATCTACGATAATTTACTATAACAAGGAGGAAACACAATGGCCTACAAACACGGAGCCTACGGTGAGATCACCGAAAGCAAGGTAGAAAGAGCAACACAGGCCGACGTCGTGGCCGGCTATATCGGCACAGCGCCGGTCAATCTGATCCGCGGCTGGGCGAGCGCTGATCTCGTCAATGTGCCGATCAAGATCAGCAACATGGGAGACGCGCAGAGCAAGCTCGGCTACGCCGGCGACTGGGGCAAGTTTACACTCTGCGAGGCCTTCGCTCAGCACTTCGACAACACCGTCCAGAACATCGGCCCGATCTACGTCGTCAATGTTCTGGATCCTGCAACCCACAAAAAGGCGCAGCCTACAACCAAGCAGCTGACACTCGCAAACAAGCGCGCGGAGTTTGAGAGCACCACGATCATTCTCGACAGCTTCGCGATCGAGGACAAGGTGGAGGGCACAGACTACACCCTCGCGTACAACTTCGCGAAGGGCACCGTCATTCTGACATGGATCGGCGCGTCTGCTCCGGCGTCTGTTTCTGCGACATTCAGCGAGGTGGATCCCTCGGCGGTAGCAGCGGCTGACATTATCGGCAATCAGACGGCAGCGGGCGTTTATACCGGCCTCTTTGCCTTCAAGCTGCTGTATCAGTATTTCGGCGCGGTGCTCAACATTCTGGCAGCGCCCGGCTGGAGCGATCAGCCCTCTGTCTACACCGCTATGGTGGCGACCGTCACCAAGCTGAACGGGCACTGGGACGGCTTTGTCAATGCCGACATTCCGCTCATGAACGGCGGCACCGCGATCGCGACGATCGCGCAGGCAATCGCGTGGAAGGGCGACAACGGCTACACCGCGGAAAACTCCAAGGTATACTGGCCGCAGGTCAAGGACGGCAGCGGCAGAGTGTTCCACCTCTCCACCGTGGCCACCGCGACTATGCTCGCGACCGATCTCGGCAATGAGAGCGTGCCGTTTGAGTCTCCCTCGAACAAGGAGATCATGGCAACGGCTCAGTATTTCGGCGCTACCAGCACCAACCGCGGCTTCGATCAGGACACCGCGAACAGCCTCAACGAGCAGGGCATTACGACCGCTTGCTTCTGGGCGTCTCGCTGGGTGCTCTGGGGCCCGCACACCGCGGCCTATGCCTTCAACGGCAACATGGACGCCCGCGCCGTGTTCGACTGCAATATTCGTATGCTTATGCACATCACGAACGGCTTCCAGCTGGATCACGGCACCGAGATTGATCAGCCTATGACTCCGCAGGACAGAGACGCGATCCTCAGCGCAGAGCGCGAGAGACTGGACACGCTGAAAGGTATCGGCGCTCTGATCGGCGAGCCCGTCGTGGAGTTTGTGGAGGCAGAGAACCCGCTCAGCGACATGGTGAACGGCGACTTTACATGGCACTTCAACGTGACCAACACACCGCCCTTCAAGTCTGCGACCGGCCGCGTGACCTACACGGACGAAGGTTTTCAGGCGTTTTATGAAGGCGAATAAAGGAAGGAGGAACGAACAATGGGAAAGTGGCAGGATATTAAGGGCCCCGTGGTGGCTGATACCGTCTACTCCAACAACGTGCTGGTGGCGAGGGACGTCAGCTTCACGCTGCCCGGTATCGAGTTTTTGACCGCGGACGTGCAGGCCATGGGCAACATGACCGTGCCTCTCGTCGGGCTGCTGGAGAACATGGAGCTCGCGATCACAAAGGTGGGGCTCGACGACGGCCTCAAAAAGCTGAATAAGCTCGAAAAGCAGAACCTCGAATTTCGCTGGGTGCAGAACGTCGTCAAGTCTGACGGCACGCAGGCCGTGGAGGGCTGCAAGGCGTTTGTGCGCACTCTGCCCGCAGCGACTCCGGAGATCGGCGTCGAAGTCGGCAGCGCGCCGGAGGAAGAAATGACCTACAACGTGACGAGGCTCCAGATCTACGTCAACGGCCGCGAATATCTCACCGTTGACAGGCTGGCGGGGATCCTCAGAGTTGACGGCAAGGACTACATGAGCAAGATCAACAGCCTGCTTTAAGCACCGGCACACCGAAGGACTGCCGCCGCCGGATCATGGGGGCGGCGCCCTTCTTGTATTATCTGAAAATCTGAAAGGAGTAACCCCACATGGAAAAGCTGACACTCAAAAAGGCCATTATGGTGAACGGCGAGGAAGTCAAGGAGCTGACATACGACGCGAACGAGATCGACGGAATGCTTTTTGCAACCGCAGAGAGCAAGAAGAAGGCGGCAGCCGGCCAGAGTATGTCGATCAGCCCGGCCGCGGAGTTTGACTTCGGCCTGCACCTCTACCTCGGCTATGCTGCTATTATCGCGGTGAACCCTGCGATCGACTGGAGCGACCTCGAAAGGATCAAGGGCCACGACACCGTGGAGATCATGAAAATCGGCCGGAGTTTTATGCTCGGCTCGGACGAGGCTTCACAGGAAAGCGGCTCCGCCGAGCCTATCGAGACTACGGGAGGATCTACCACACCAGCCAAGCCGATCTCCAAAAAAAGCGAATAACCGACTTTATACTGGAGTACGCAGAGGCGGCCGAGGATCTGGCAGAAGAACAGAAACGGGCGCAGCAGCGGGCAAAGGCTCCATTTATGAAGAAACACGGCAGGCACTAAGGAGGTGAGCGCGCGTGTCGAAAACTCTTGAAACCTCGGTCGAGATCTCCGGCGTCCTCAGCCCGTCGCTGCAATCTGCGATCCAGAAGGCCGTCGAAGGCTTCAACAATATGAGCAAGGAAGCGCTGCAAGCGGCCGGAGCAGGCGAAAAGCTGGCGGCGCAGATCAAGACAGAGGAAACCGTTCTCCGTAGTCTCGAAAGAGGCTACGCCGATTTTGTCGTAGCTGGGCAGGAAGGAACGCAGGAAGCGCAGCAGCTCGCACAACAGATCCAGACGCTCAGCAAGGAGCTGGACGGCAACCGGGATCAGCTGGAGGCTGCACAGTCCGCAGCCGAAAAGCTCGCCGGCGGTATGGGTAAGACCGAAACCGAGTCCGACAAACTACGGCGAACAATATCGGAGCAAGAGAGCACGCTCCAGCAACTCAAAGAGAGATACGTCGCGCTCCAGCTCTCCGAAGGCGACACCACGGACGAGTCCCGCGAGCTCGCGCAGCAGATCGACCGGCTCAGCACGGAGCTGAGCGAGAACCGGCAGCGGCTCTCTGACGCAGAGCGAGCAGCCGACGAGCTCGACAACTCTCTGGAGCAGGTGGACGACTCCGCAAAACTGGCCGAGGAAGGCTTCACGGTATTCAAGGCCACGCTCGCAAACCTCGCAGCCGACGCGATCCGCGCTGCAATCTCCGGGATCAAGGAGCTGGCGCAAAACGTCGTAGACCTCGGCCGCGAGTTTTCGAGCACTATGTCAGAGGTGGCGGCACTCTCCGGAGCGACCGGCGCCGAGTTTGAAAAGCTGGAGGCAACCGCTCGCGAATACGGATCCACCACGGTTTTCAGCGCCTCGCAATCAGCGGAGGCCCTAAAGTACATGGCACTCGCCGGCTGGGACGTGGAACAGTCCACAAGCGCGCTGGGTGGCGTGCTCAATCTGGCGGCAGCGTCCGGCATGGATCTGGCCGCTGCGTCGGATATGGTGACCGACTATATGAGCGCCTTCTCTCTGGAGGCTGACAAGTCGGCATACTTCGCCGATCTTCTCGCATACGCGCAGGCGAACAGCAACACAACGGCCGAGCAGCTGGGTGAAGCGTACCGAAACTGCGCCGCAAACCTCAACGCGGCAGGGCAGGACGTCGAAACCGTCACCTCTATGCTGGAGGCTATGGCAAATCAAGGCCTAAAGGGCACCAAGTCCGGCACGGCTTTGGCTGCCATTATGCGCGACATAACAAACGCAATGGACGACGGCAAGATCTCGATCGGAGAGGCTTCGATCGCCGTCACCGACGCCGAGGGCAACTACCGGGATCTGACCGATATTATCCGGGACGTATCAAACGCCGTGGACGGCATGGGAACGGCAGAACGCGCGGCGGCTCTGAGCACGACCTTCACGGCCGACTCCACCAAGGGTATGAACTTGATCCTCAATGAAGGGATCGACAATATCGCGGGATATGAGGACGCGCTGCGGAGCTCGTCGGGAGCTGCCGAGGAAATGGCTGCAATTATGAACGACAACCTCAGCGGCGACATGGCTCAAATGAACAGCGCGTGGGAAGAATTGCAGCTGAAACTGTACGACAAGGTGGAGCCCGCGCTCCGCTCCGTCGTGCAATACGTCACCAGCGGGGTGATCCCCGCCGTAGAATGGATCACCAATCACCTGCCGGAAGTCGGCGTGGTGATCTCCGGTATCGGTGCCGCTATTGTAGCGGTGAAATGGAAATCCGTTTTGAATTTGATAACTAAAGCGAAGGGCGCGATCAAAGGCATAACAGCCGCACTCGGCGGCGTTTCTGCTCCGGCTCTGGCCGTGATCGCTGCCGTAACAGCCGTCGCCCTCGCTTTTATGAACCTATGGAGAAATAACGAGGAATTTCGGAACAAGATCACGGCAATCTGGGAGGGTATCAAGTCAAAGTTTGACGCCTTCGGGCAGGGTATCACCGACAGATTGAACGAGCTCGGCTTCGAGTTTACGAGCATAACCGAGGTACTGAAAGCCGTGTGGGACGGCTTTTGTGAAGTGCTCGCGCCGGTTTTCGAGGGAGCATTTCAAGCGATCAGCGTGTGGCTGGGCGCTGCTCTCGACATTCTGACCGGGCTTTTCGACGTGTTCGCCGGCGTATTCACAGGAGACTGGGATCGCGTATGGAGCGGCGTCAATGAGATTTTCGGCGGGTACTGGGATCTGATCACCGGCTACTTCTCGACCGTGCTCGACACGCTCAAAGGCGTGGCCGACGTTTTCCTCGGCTGGTTTGGCACGAGCTGGGAC